GCCGAATGCAAAGGTGGTCGCGCCGGTTACCCTCATCACTGCGCCGATCGTCCCGGCCGCAAGAGTGTGGTCCGCACCAACGATCGCGTGCGCCTGAGTATGCAGCTGGCTATCTCGCGCGATCGTAGAAACTATGTTGGCGTCGGGCAGCAAGCCGGTTACCGCGTCAGTATCAGCAAGATCGAGTTGGCCGTCGATCCAGTTACCCGCGCTCTTGATCAGGGTCGCACCGGTGGCCGGGGTGGTGAGCGTCACATCCGAAAGACTCGCAAGCGAACCGCCGCCCCCCGGCAAGTCGCCAATGTCAGCGCGTGCCAAGGTCCCATCGGCTCGCTCGATTATAAGGAAGTCGAGCGCGGCGGGAGAAGGCTCGTCCGAGAGTGCGCTGATCTTCACGTCTAGTCGGGTAGAAGTCGATGCCGAGTTATTCATCGAAAGCGTCCACGCGAGCATATCTTCTAGATCTGTATCGGGTAGTGAACCTGTGTGGGGCCCGGTGTTAGCGAGTACGTGCGTCTCGTTATGCAGCTGGCTATCTCGCGCGATCGTAGAAACTATGTTGGCGTCGGGGAGCAATCCGGTGACGGCATCCGTATCAGCCAAATCAAGTTGACCATCGATCCAATTACCCGCGCTCTTGATCAGGGTCGCACCGGTGGCCGGGGTGGTGAGCGTCACATCCGAAAGACTCGCAAGCGAACCGCCGCCGCCGCCCCCACCGGTCGGCTCCCAAGCCGTACCGGCATTATCACCCATACACTGCACCAGAAATGCGCCGCCGCCCGTGACGCAATCTGAAGCTGAAACACCATCTGTCACGTAAGCGACCCGGCCCGTTGTTGGGGAGGGTAGCCCCGACTCCACCCCGACATAGGGGGCCTCATGTACGCTGGTACCACCGAACGCTGCATTAATATCGGCATCAATAAGAGTCTCGAAAGCCGACACGGGTGCGGCCAACAGGCACGCGAACGCGAGAATAAGCTTACGCATCTTATTTCCCCTAGTTTCTCAAACCGTAGAGCCTAGCTACGCCCGTAATATTCCCGGTCGACATCAAGACATCGAACCCGTCATTTCGGCCGATCGCGTTGGTATGCCGCGCCAGCCCGCAAATTGCGTTGTAGTGAACAGCACCGCTCCGATAATTCCACGCGGCTTGACCGTTGAGAAACCCACCATTATACGCGTGAAATTTCGCGGTGCCGGTAAGGTAGTCGTCTGCTCCGATGCCGAGTAGGTAGGCCGCCGCTGTTCGCCAATTCGCGTTATCCTCACCGGCAAACCTCGACCCGGTATGGGTAAACACATTCGACTCTAAATCCGCCGCGGTCGCAATCAACGTATCGATTGGTTGAATTTCGAGAGCTGCGGCAGATAGAGCGAGCACCGCAAGCTCCAGCTCAACAACATCGTAGGTTGCGAACCAATCTTGGCTAGACACCGTGAGCTTAGCCACGTTGGTTTGCGTGTCTTCGGCAAGCAGCACCCGAGAGCGGAGGTTGCCAACCTGTACCCGCTTCTTTGCGTTGGCCGCGGCGCTATCTTCTATCAGAAGTAAATCGGCGGCAACGGGCGTTACCTTTTCGGTAATCGGTGAAATCTCAGCCGCTACGTTGCCGTGTATCGCGTCTGCATCCGCACCGCCGGGAAGGTTGGTAATTGAAACGCGCTTTTTTACCCCAGCGGCTTCAGAGTCTTCGATCAAAAGTATGTCTGCGCCAACCGGCGATCCCTTGGCCGCGATGCCTAAAATTTCGTCGGCTACGTTGTCGTGTAGTGCGGTGGTGTCCGTACCGGGACCACCCGAAGACGGGATAGCGGTTGCAACGGTGACATTGTTGGTCGTCTCATCGACAGTTACTATAAAATTGGCCACTAGCGGGTCACCTCTGGCGTAACAGTAAGCGACCCTTCAAGCAATCGCGTAACGCTGCCACCCGGAGAAGTGATCTCAAAATCGTACACGTATCGGCCAGCGGCAAGCGCGATCATCACGGCAGAGGCAACCTGAATAATAAACTTGCCGTCGGCACCCCCAATCGTGATGTCCGCGGGGCTACCAAGGCTTAAATCCGCGACGGCGTTTGGGTGCGACTTTCGAATCTGCATTGCAGCCGTATATCCGGTGTTGTCGATAGGCACACCTTGCAAGTCGGACCAAGTGATAACCCGCTCAATAGTTGTGCCCTGCTCAAAAACGAAAGCGTGTTTACCGCTCGCCATCGGCTGCCAGTTCCTCTATAGAGTCCTGCACCAAACGCAACACGCCTTTGCGCATAGCTTCGGATAGGGGCGGATCGGCGGCCGGCTCAATCGCCGGGGCGTTGGGGTCGGGGCCTAGCTCGTCGGACGCTTCGCGGATCGCGGCCCGTTCTTTACTCAACCGCTTGAGTACGCGCGAGTGACGCACCCCAAATAGGTCTTTCGCGGCTCGATCGTGCGTGGTGAGGTTCGCTTCTATCGCGTCTACGTAGGCGGTTACGTCTTTACCGAGATCGACACTCGGCTTCACCGGGCCCGACCATGTAGAACGCAGCCACGCGCCGAACTCGACGTATAGCGCCGGGTTCCGCCACGCCTCTAGAAAACCATCGGCGGCAATCCGATCGGTGAGCACCTCACCTATCAACCACTCGCAATAAAGCGGCTGTAAAAACTGTAAGCCGAATTGCTTACGGCGGGCGGTGATAAACATTCGAAACTCGTTGATCGCGGCTTTGCTCGCGGAGTAGTTCGAGCTAAACGAGAGCTTGAGAATTTCCGGCGGCATCTCGGTAGCCCACGCGATCGACGCGATAACCGCCTCTTCAAACGCACCAAAATCCACGTTCGGCCGCTTGGTGTCGAAACTCTTGGGCTCTTCGCCGTATTGCAGCTCTTCAATAACAATGCCGGGCCACTGCTCAGCGATCCCGAACTCTCGCGCACCCGTAGAAGTCTCACCAACAACCGCCGTCGTATTGCGCACCGCACCGCCCGAAAGCGGACGCGTGCCCATAACGGGCTGCCCCTTGGTCACCATCATAGCGAGCAGAGAATTTACAACCGACGCGCGCAGCTCGTTGTCGCGGTACCGGTCAAGCTCACGCAAGCTCTGCAGCAAGATCGAAAGCAACGGCACCCCGCGCACCTCATCGAGCCGCTTATCAGTGCCGAACACCAACCACGCGGTACGCTTGCCCGTGCGCGACCCGATAGCCGGAACGAATTTCGACGTATTGCGCCGCTTGTCATTGACCCAATAGCCAACGTCGCGCCCTTTGCTATCGATCTCTACACCATGCACCGTCTTGTTTTTCTTGCTCAGCTTGCGGCGGTCGAACGGGTTTGCGACACGCCCCCCGCGTATCAACTCCACTTGCGGCAAATTAGTTCGCGCGTGCGTCTTCAAAACTACGAGCGTATCGCCCTCTACTAGCGACTCGTTGTAGACAATGTTTTGCAGCTCGGCCAAGGTGTGCTTGCGCGTGTAGTCACAGATCCGAGGGGTATCGCCGTACACCTCGAAACGGTTTTCTACGTCTTCGCTCCACTCGTCGGCTTGCTCTTCAGTGAGCCCGGAAAGTAGCCCGGCGTTCGGCTCGGCTTCGAGACTCAACCCGATGTTTACAACGTTCGTTACGAACCGGCGCACGATCCCGCGCGCGTAAAGGTTCTCGGTAAAGACTTGCGCGCTACGTTGGCGCAACGTCCAGTAGTCGAGGGTGTTGATGTGGGTAACGCCGAAGCCGCCGGGGAAACGCTCACCGGTCCAAGTCGCGTTGCGCGCAGACCCGAGCACCCCGGCGCTCGTCGCTTGAATCGCGCTGAATTCCTGCGCGAGTAGAAACGGGTCGGGCTGCGCCGCCATCTGCTTAGAGACTAGAAACGGGTCGAATTGCACGGGTCTACCTCGCCAAGCATTTTTGTTATACGCTCGCGCGCTTCGGCGTCGCTCTCATCGGGTCGCACTCGGGGGCCGTCTTGCAACACGCGAAGCGGCACGCCGGCCGCCAACGCGAGAGCTTTCTCTATGCGCGTAGCAAACTGCGGAAATGACTCCACTAGAACCCCGGCTGCACGATGATGCCTGCACCGTCTTTGCGTGCCCCCATCATACAGATTTCATTCATCAATTCGCGGCGTTGCTGAAAGATCTTCGGCAGCTCATGCCGCCAAACGACGGTACGAGTCTGCCCGGTATCGAGATCGTAGCGGTGTACGGTGGGATCTTGTAACGCCGTAATCGCCGCGTTGAGCGCGGCAAGATGCGCTTTCGTGATAACCAGTTCGGCGGCTAGCTCGGTGGCATTCATCCCACCACAGTAGCGGGCACCTCGTTGGGGTGCACCGAGAAACGGTTGGGGTACCACTGCCCTTCGGAATTCTGCTTAGGCGTCACCGACTTAAAGAAGTCGTCGTAGCTCAGTTTGAGCAACCCAAGCTCGTCAACACAGACGTTGAAAACGATCATATCGAAGGCGCACATATTGTAAACGCGGCAATCCCAAGCGTGATTCGGGCGGCTGCCGATCTGTATCCAACGCCACCCGCGCGGTTGGTTGGTCGTCTTGTCGAGTAGCTGCTTTTTCTCTTCGCTCTCGTACTGCTTGAAAAAATCGTCGCGTCGGTCTTGCGGGTAGTTGAGGCAGCCGAGCGGTTGCAATCTACCCTCGGCCCACTCCACGCCGCACCACCCACTGAGCCGATCTTTGTAGAGTGAAATCGTAACGTTGTAGAAAACATTTCCCAGCGCGCTTTCGGATTCTGAAAACTCTTTGACAGTCGAGCCCCGTTGTGGCATGTCGCGACCCATGCACGGGAACACACCGCCCGAATACTCTAGGCAAAATTGGTGCACCTCGTCGGCGAGCTTGCCGTAACTTGCATCGATCAACGTTAGGTCAATGCGATACTGCCGCCCGTCGTCGGCTACGTAAATGTGATCCATTAAATTACGCAACGACTGCCACGGGCCCGTGTCGCTGAAGTCTTTAGGGTCGCCCTCGAAGTGGAACCAATCGATCGAATATGTTTGCCGATTCTGACACCACCCCACTACCTCCGCGTCGAGCCGCTCTTTATGCACGTCAACCGCGCAAGTAAGCAAGATCACCGGGGCTCCGGTTTCTTTGATCGCAAAGCTATTCGGGATCTGCCCCTCTGAATAAATCGCACGCCGTCGCGCTCGCACCGTCTCGGCTTTCGGCGAATCCCCGCGCACTTCCCAAGCTAGCCCCTCTTCGAGATTGCGAAACGTTCGGTACTTCTCGATATCGCGTATCCGATCGTTGTCGATATCCCAAGCCTTGAACCATTTTCGAGCGATACCTTTCCAGTGGTACATGCCAACCGGGCTATAGAACGCCGGCAAGTGATAGCTGTAGAATCCCTCTTCGCTCGTCTCGGCGGTGGGTTCCCAATTGCCATCTTTTAGAAACGTCGCCTTATCGTGGTTGTAGAAAATCGCGAAGCACTCGCGGCAGACGTAGCC